TATTGTTCCCTAACTTCAGGGTTTTTATTTAACCAAGTTCTAAAAGTTTCCCAACAAGGTCTATCTTCCTTTTTATTAACTGGGCTTAAACAAGAACGAATCGATCTACCTTGTGCAAGTTCAGCACAAATATCGTTAATAAGTTGTTTGCTGTACTTTGTTTTATTGGCCATAAATGTTGTAAATTCTGTGTATATTTTGGGTTGTATTTGGTTGCATATCAGTTATCATCTATTGTAGATTCGGTAACAATGGAGGAAATATGAAAGCTAAAAACTGGTGTGTTTTTGAAGTGTTTAAAAAGCTTGGCTATAAAAATGTCAAGTTATCAAGCACTTTCGGTAGCTTAAATAAGAAACCATATAATGTTTATGAGTTTCCTATAAAAAAAGCTATTGAGTCTAGACTTAAAAAAAGATTTAATTAATTGTTAGGTTATTAGGGCTATTGTAAGGATATAAATGAAAAATAAGATAGCCCTAATAGATTCGATAACAACTATTCTACAAGATGTAGAATATCCATTATAGTTTTTTAATGCAGTAAAAAGTGCAACTTGTAAAGTCTTACTTAAAATAATTTATTCCATGCTTGTTAATAATAGAACAAACAGTAGCTAATGCTAGTTTGTATTTGTGTGCAATCGTTGTATGACTCCAATGTAACCAACCCTCCCTTTTAATTTGTCTAAAACTTTTACGTCTTGGAAAGTTACGTTTATAGATTAGCAATCTATCTTCAGGTGTAGCTTTTAACATGGCAATAGCTACAAAGTCGTAAATAGCTATTTGCCTTGAAGTTGGTGTAATCTTAATAGGTTGTTTGTGATAATAGCTATGTTCATTAATATCAGGAACTATCTCAAGTATTTGATACATAGCCCCACATCGCCCATACTTAACTTTTGGTAAGTGTTTATCTACAAATGCAGCTATGCCTAAGTAATTATCTAAATCTTGTATTTTAACAGGGGTTTTAAGCTCAATCATTATCACCCTTAAAGAATTTTTTTAATTTTTTACTGTATTCTGCATCTTCATTAAGCTGTTCAGCTTTGGCATCCCTAAACAACTTCAACATAGCTTTGTAAGCACCTCCAGCTGCATATTCATCTTTAGATGCTTTATCTTTTATTTGGTCATCCAGGTAATGCCCGAAACTCTCCGTAGATAACTGCTGCCTTTTTTGTTTTATTTGTTTTTGTAAATCGTAGCCTTTTCTATCTATTTTTCTTTTATGTACTGCTCTTGAATAAGGAAAGCTTGTTTTCTTTTGTAGTTTTTTAATAAACTGTTTATAATCTATAGTTACCAACTTATTATTTTTATCATCATCCATATTAGTTCTATTTAATATCTCTCTATACAGGTACATAAATGCACCCCCAACATTAACTTTTTGTACCTCCAGGATTTGTGAACTTTAACTTAACCACATTATTATCCACCAACTTATGCTTGACCCCTTTGCCTTTAACTTTTTTCATAGCTGTGCTTAATGCTTTTCGTCTAGCAAGGTTTTTAGCAATAAACTGCTGCTTTAATTTTTTATCAAAAGTAAAAATGTTAGGCCGATTTTTTTGTGGCTGGAAATAGGCAAAGTAACCAAACATTACTAATCGATCCATACACTTAACAAGTGTGCGTTTACTTTTAATACCAGTTCTTTGCATTAAGTATTTATGGCTTAATCTTATGCCATTAGGACTGTGTTCAAATCTTTTACAAAGTATTACAATCAGCTTTTCATTAGCTGTAAGTAATTTATTGTCTAGCAAATCAACATTTACCTTTTCAAAAGTCCAACTCATATTTGTATTCTATTGTCCTCTTTTGTTGTTTTAGTTGTTTTAAATTTATCAGTTTGATTGCCCCATAAATCCCAACCAGGTGTTACAGTTCGACTGAACATTTCTAATCTAGGCAAGTCGCCACAAAGCTGCACAATTTTATCCCTAATACAATCAGGTTTGCGACTGTGTTCTCTTATAGGCTCATATATAACTTGGTGTATATTTTTAGCTAATCTTTTAGGTTTGCCTTTAGTACCTAGCAAACATATTTCAGCATTACTCCTAGTCCAAGATCCCATGCCCCAAAAGCTGTCAAATGAATCAACTGGGAAAAACGAAGCTTGTTTAGTGTCAGTTCTTTTATTAACTTTTACCCAAACAAAAGCACAAGTTTTAATATCAAAGCCCCAAGCTTTTATTACATCTAAACCTTGCTGCAATAATGGAAAAGTAGCCCACATAAACAGAACACAATTGTCAGCAGTCATATCTTTTACCGGCAAAGCACAAATATCATTATTTTCCATTACAGGATAATGTTGAACTTTAGCTCTTTGCGGTAACTTACCATTATAAGACCAAGCTGGGTCTGCATAAATAATATTATATAATTTTTTTTGTGCCATCTTTATTTACTATGCCTAATTTTCGTCTAATTTTTTTAAGTATTGGAAATACAGGTATGTTGTCTGAATCTTTATATTCTAAAAGTTCTTTACATAAGCAATAATCAGTTAGAGCTTTTTCAAGTTTTATTAAATCTAATTTAGTAAACTCAATCTTTTGTATTTTCATTTTGTCGTTTTTCTCTAACATATTCCTTGTCTTTCGTTTTTTGGCTCATGTAGCAAATCATGCAATACAACTCAGCCTTATATTTAATATCCCCAATTGAGATATTGCATTTAACGCATTTTTCTTTAGCCATTAATAAGTTCTGAAATAGGCCGTAACATCTCAGCCGGTACACCGTAAACTTTAGGTCTATCGCTGAAGCCAAAATCAGTTAAAAAAGATTTATCTTTCATAACATCACCAGCTTTTACCCAACCAACTATTTCTATTTCAGGACATTTATTAATTGCTAAAATATAATATTCGTCTGCTTTTGCATTTTCTCTAATAATTAAAAAATTCTTGCGATCTGTTTTAGGTTTCTGGCATCTAACCTGTAATTTTTTATCGCCAAGCATTAGATCAGGCTCACTAAAAGTATTTACATGGCTGCCAAAATAAACTCCTAAATGTTTTGCAACACCTTGTTCGGCAAGTGAGCCAACTATTGAATCTGAAAATTGATGTATCATATCTTTTTTATAACCATGCCCCCAATTTTGTTTATGTCTGAAAGTTTCTACACATCGACTTACTCCATTTAGTGCAGCTACTTGTATTTCGTAAAATTCTAACTTAACGACAATGCTCATCCTCAAACCACCCTTTATAAAAGTCTGACCAAACAATGTATTTTGCACAAAATGTGATTCGGTCTGAAGTGAGTGATGTTGTGGTTGTGTGAGCTGTAAATAAAATAACTATGAAACAAGCTAAAATTAATGATTTGAAATTGTTAAAAATGGGTTTTTTATCCATAAATCCTTTATATATCGTATTAATTGATTCTAATAATCAAATCAACATTGAGTATATATTAATGCACAATCTATGTAAATTAAAGCTTGTAAGGTAGTACAAAGCAACCTATAAGCAACAATTAGGTAATAGCAATTGTAAACAAAAGGATATAAAATGATGTTAATGGCAATATTTAATAAAGAAAAATGGACTACAATTAGAGATAGTAGAGAAATTGTTTTAAAACACCTATTAGCTAAAAAATTCAAAAATAAAGCTACTGCAAGAAATTGGGAAATAAAGCTAAATAGGAATATTAATAAAAAAGATGATGCTAAAACTAATTGGGGTGAATACGATACAGCTAGGTTTTTAGCTAAATTATTAAATGAAAATAAAAAACCTAATGATGCTTATTTAGTAGCAAAAGACTTTATTGGGGGTAAAAATTTTATTAAAGTTATAGGGGAATCGCTTGATGGTGGTAAAGTGCTTATGTATCCTGAAAAGCGAAAATTTAAAATAGAGGTTGCAATTGCAAATCCTGAGTGCGTTGGAATAATACACAAAGGCAGAACCTTACCAAATGCAATAAGATTATATAAAAATAGTAATAAAGTAAGTTACGAAGCAGATGGTAAATTATCATTTGTTAAATGTAAAAAATCTAAAGTTGTTTACATGGGTTGGTTAGAACCTAATGGCGATGGTAGTTATAATGTTGTTTCTTACTGTATTTTAACAGGTAAATTACATGGTGCTGTAGTAAGTAATATAACTCCTGATTGGTCTGCAAGAATTGAAGATGCCACTACTAACTATAAAGTTGTGAAAAAATAATTGCATACCAATTGCCTTTAGATGTTGATTGAGTTGCTGAAATATATTATAAGATTCGGTAATGGATATATTTCAAAAGGTAGGCGATTGTTATACCAAGTTTAATTTAGCCCACACTTCCAAGTCTACTGCTAATATGAAAGCAGCTGACAGATTTTTTAAAAAAATAGTCTTAACTAGCCAAGAATCAAGAAGCTTAGATAATGCTTCTTTTAGAGGTGGCTCATTAGTACATTTAATAGTTCAAGAAGTTTTAACTAAAAAAATAACTTTAGATGAAGCTTTATTTTCACCTGATGTGCAAAGATTAGTGGATAGTTACACACCATTTAATGAAAAAGATTCAATTAAATTTCAATTTATTTACAGATTTGCAAAGCCACAAGCACAAAACCATTTAGATAATATTAAAGAAGTAGAAGATATTTATGGTAAACAAAAATGGGTTGCTGAAGAACAAAAAACTTTATGGACTCCACCAGTACAAACTTATTGGTTAATGTATATTGATTTAGTTTCGAAAAAAGTATTAGGCGATTTTAAAAATAAGTTTGGCACAGTTTCTAACAAACCACTTAAACAAGACCCTAAAAAGAAAAAAAAAGAAAAAGTTACTAATAACAGAATTGGCGATTGGGTCTATACACATCAAAGAATTGAACAACGACCTTATTTTAGCGATGTTATGCAAGTCTCCCTGTACAAAAAGGCGGTCAAAGTACCGCCTTTTCTGTCTTATGCTACTGCAACTGAAAGAAAATTATTTACTGAACGTAACTGCGATGAGTTAAAGGAAGAAAATTTAACTAAAGCTTTAAATGTTTTAAAAATTTATGAGATTGCTTGGCAAAAAAAACTAGAGGCAGCTGATGGTGATGTAAAAAAATTAGCTTGGCTTTGTGTGCCTGATTTCTCTGATATTAAAAAAAAAGGTTGGGGTTGGGATAATGTACCTGATGAGTTTATTGAAAGGTTTAAAAGCTATTATGTTTAATTCTTGTTCAATGTGTAAAGAACCATCAACAGTAAATTATGAAAATATGAATTATTGTCAAATCTGTTTTATGACAGTTGATGTTAGGTCAATTACAGAAACAAAACCTGTTTTAGAATCTAAAAACTTAAATGCTGCACAAGAAGCAATAAAAGCTGAAGTAGAAAATGCAAGATATTACATGAAAAGGATGACATTTTATAAAGATAAATGGGAAACACTTGTAATAAGATTTGAAAATTTACAGGAAAAATACACAAAACTTGAAAAACAAACCATCGACCAATTTAGAAACAAAGGGGATATATGAAAGATTATGCTGCCAAGTATGAGCAGATGAAACAAATATTAAGTAAAGCTAAAGGTATGGACTTTAAAGGTAAAAATTATTTAACAGTAGCAACAAGGCACACTGTTTTAATGAATGCTTTTCCAAGCGAAACATCAATTGATTCATCAATTATTGAACCATTATGTAAAGATGGCATGGTTGCTGTAAAAGTTATTATAAAAGTTTTAAACAATACTTACTCAGGTTTAGCTTTAGAAAAAATTGGCTCAACATTTATAAATAAAACAAGTGCTTTAGAAAATGCAGAAACATCTGCTTTAGGTAGGGCTTTAGCTGCTATGGGTTTACATGGTACTGAATATGCAAGTGCTGAAGAGGTTGGTAATGCAGTAGTACAACAAAACGCAATAGCTAAAAAAGAAACAACTAAAAAGGAAGAACCAAAAGTAGTAGCAAAACAATTTGCTAATATTCATGATTTTGTAACTTTTTTTAAAAAATCAATAGAGGAGGAAGCTAAAAATTCAAAAACAGAAAATGATTTTGAAAAAAGGATGCAACCTTATTTAAAACAATATTCAGATAGTTTAGATGCTGTTAAAGCCAATAGCCCTAGCCTACATGAACTAACACAACAAACATACATCAAAAGTAAAGAAAAAATAAATAAAGGAAAACAATAATGGCCAATATGGAAAAAAAAGATGAAGTATATTTTAATGTTTATAAAAACGAAAGTGATAATCCAGCTGCACCTACTCATAGCTTTAAAAATTTTAAATTTCAAAAAGATATAGTAATTAAAGCCGGTACTGTAGCTGACATAACTTTTTGGGGAAATGCTACAAGAGAGGGTAAACCAAATCCACATTTAAAAATTGGTGTGCCTTATAAATCTGATACGAAAGCACCTTTTTAATGTCTGAAAGCGATAATCCAAAACACTACAAGGATAAATCTATTGAAACTTGGGATGCAATTATGTCCCAAGTATCAGAGGAAGAAGCTATTGGTTATTTACGATGTTCAAGTATGAAACATTTAATGAGATTCGGCAGTAAAGGTGGTTTAACAATTGATAAAGCCATAATGGATGTAATGAAATCTATTAAATACTCCGAAAAATTATTAGATGTTTTAAACATTATAAAAAAAGAAGGTGGAATCTTCAAAGATTTTGATACAGCAAATGTTGAAAATTTATTTAAAGGAAAAGATAATGACAAAAAAAAGCGATGAACAATACATCTATTTAAGTAGAATTAAATACGATGTTTTAAAATTTATAAGTGAATTTATAAGTAAAAATTCATATAGCCCAACACAACTAGAGATATCAAAAAAATTTAGATTCAGTAGAGCTAGGGCTGGTAAAATTGTTTCAGAGCTAAAAAGTTTACATTTAATAGATGTAGGTAAATCTGCACAAAGAAAAATAAGGATGAGTGCAGCACAAATAAATAATATTAATACATTAAAGTTTAACAAGGAGTACTCACTAAATGAGTTCCACTAAACAAAACTGTAAAAAAACATGGCAAGGTACTGCTGAGTTTACAGCTACAAAAGAATTTGATTCTGTGCAAGTTGCAGCAGAAACAGATAGTCCTGGCGATAATGCCAAGATTGAAGTGTTAGATTTAAAATATACAAAATCTAACATTAAATTAACAAAGGAGACCGATGAACAATTCAAAGGTGCGTCTATACAAAAAACTGGACAAGGTACATAAAAACATTATGGCTAAAATTGAGAATAGACAAAATGTTAAAAGCCTAAAAAATTATGTTGAGTACAAACAGTTATATAGACGAATTGTTGAGGTAGAAAATAAAGACGCAAACTATATGTTTAAGTAATTTTTAGTTTGTTAAAGTAAGAGTTGTAAACTTCTTATAAGGTTCTCTCTCTCCTTAAAAAATGAAAGGTAAAAATGAGCAAGTTATTTGATGAAGCATTAGGTGAATTAATAAAAGAATACAGATTAAAAAAAGGTTTAATACAAGACGATGTGGCAAAAGTTTTAGGAGTTTCATATCAGCAAGTTCAAAAATACGAAAAAGGCACAAATGAATTAAAAGGTAAAAATTTATGTATGATATTTAAAACTTTAGAAATTCCACTAACCCACTTAGTTGATTTGGTAAAAGCTGCACCAGTAGAAATACTACCAAGTAAAGTAAGAGGTGGTACAAAATTATTAGGTTATTTACAGACACCTGATAATATGGCCTTAAAGCCATCAACAAGCTCTGTAAAAGTTGATGTTGATACCCAAAGTTAATAGCTTTGAGTATCGTTGTGTGTATGGGCTTATAGTATTAAGTTATTGTAAGCCCATTTTAATAAGCTTTATAACCCTCATAGATTGTAATTGATAGCCTTGTATGGCCTTGTATGGCCTTTTAAACAGCTGTTCCCCAAGCATTAGATGTATCTTTATAGGCTGATATTTTAGGGTCAGGCTTTTTACCATATCTTTTAATGTAATTTTTATAAACAAAGTCCACACTTTTATCGCCCATATCTCTACATAAATCTATGGCATTTTCATAAATACCATCATAAGCCCATTTACTAGCAGCCCAATGTCTAAAGCTATAAGTTTTTCTATTACTAAAATAATCAATTTTATACTTTTTAGATATAGCTTGTATGGCAATATTTAAGTCTTTAGTCATACTTTTTAAGTCAATAAAATTACCTTTACCATTTAAAAACAAATACTCTTGGTTTTTAGGTAAGGTATTAATATAACTTACAAGCTCATCTTTTAGGTTAGCACTTATAGTAACTGTTCTATGCCCCTCATCAGTTTTAGGGGGTTTTAGCTTGTTATCTCTATCAATACTAAAATTGACTTCAAAATGCGGTGTATTAGATAATACTTTTAAATGAGTCCTACTAGCAGCCCTAGCTTCACTTGGCCTACAAGCAGTATCTACCATTAGCTTAAACATAAGCTGTGTAGGTTTATTAGGCACAAAACTTATTAATTCTTGGATTTTGCTAAATGACCAAATATCAAAGTTAATCATATCTCTAGTTGTAGATTTACGACTTTTTTTGAAAAAATCTTTAGCAACAAATGGGTTAGTTCTAATTAATTTTGGTACATTAACATCGTATATAGCTTTAAAAATATGAAAGACTCTTTTAATATAAGCATCAGTAAGTCCATCATTTCTTAATTTGGCTATATAATTTTCAATCCAAATGTAATCAATATCTTTAAGATTAACATTGTTAAGCTTGTTTAATATTTGGTGTGTATATATTGATTTACAATCTTTAACATGGCCTATACCTATATCTTTATTAATTAGTTGATTGTTTAAAGAATTTACATATTGATTATAGCTGCTAACTAAATCAACTTTATCATTTGTTAAATGATTGTATTTTCGTTCTTGGTGTTCTTGTTTGGCCTTTTCAACAACTTGCTTTATTTTACTTTGTACGGAGTGGTCTTTTCCGTTTTCTTTCCATTTATAGCACCAAGCCCATTGAGGTTTGCCTTGTTTGTTAAGCCACTTTCGTTTGTGTAAGTCAGCCATTATATATCTAACCTCCCTGATTTTGGTAAGGTTTTTTCTTCATCTAAAATTTCACATAAAAAACAAAAACATTTGTCAAATTCTAGTCGGTCTTTTTTCTTAATATTAAAGTATTTATATACAATTTCATGAAAATTAGTGTCTTTTAGGTATTTTTGACCCTTCATATCAAAAGTAAAAATTGTATTTATTTTTTTAGCAGCTTCAGGGAAAAGCTTTTTTACTATGTTAGTGTCATATGTATTAACAAATAACAATTCTGTTAAAGGTTTTGTGTTCATTTATGCTATTGCCTCTTCAAATTCCAAGTCAAGTTCCGTTTTTTCAAACTTTTCTAATTTTTGTATTTGTTTTTCATTTAAGTGATTTAATGTTTTTGACATTACTCCACCATTTTTAAATGCAATAGTACAAAAGTTGCTTGGTCTTTCAAAAATAACATAATCTATTTTTTTTATATCTATTCCTTGTTCTATAAGTGTTTTCATTTTATATCCTTTTTTCATTGTTTATCGATATACAATGAGTAGCAACTTAATTGCAACAGGTCAAGAAAAATCAATAGGTTATTCGCCCTTATTTTGCACTACTATTTGCACTAGATTTGCACTAAAGGCAGTTGAAATTTACAATTCAAGCTTTAGAATAGGCATAAAAAAAGTGGCTCTTACAACGAAACTGTTGTAAAAGCCTATATATATTTTTGCCCTTATAGCTCAATTGGTAGAGCAATTGATTTGTAATCAATAGAACTACCTAATTTTACTTTATTTTTTACTGTTTGCACTACACAAGCACTAGAGCTAATAAATTATATGTAAACTTATTAGCAACATAGTGCATGATATTTACCCACCCATATCCCTGTGGTTACCCCACAACTTAATCAATCAGTATGAAAATACTTTAGATTGATTCCAAACTGTTTAAGCAAAGCCTCTTTTAGCTTTTGCGTAAGCTTTACGACTAATGGTTGATTTCTTTTTGCTACGACTTATGCCTTTTTTCTTTCGTCTATTGATATTAAACCATAAGCCCTTTTTAGCAATCTTACCTGATTTAGTTTTATGATAACCTTTTTTCATTATCTTTTCTTTTTACCTTTTTTGCCTTTTTTGCTTTTTTTCTTTTTAGGTGGTCTTCCTCTTTTAGAACCATAAGTTCCCATACCCATTGGTGACATAGTATTTTCCTTTTATTTATTTGTTGATGTGTGTTTGTTAATTCAGCATTTCCATTTTCTTAATGCTTTATTAATTCTTGAATTTGGATCTCTAGCTGTTTTTGCAGAGGTAAGTTTTTTCTTCATACCTAACATTCTCAAACAAAAGCTTTTACGTCTTTTAGCTGCTTTAGATCCTTTTTTTACTTTACCAGTAACAGCCATTTTTAATTTGCTACCAGGATTCTCTCTTCTATATTTAGCTACACCTTTAGCAGTTAAACCACCTGACCTAGATTTATGAACACCTAGTTTGTAGCCTTTCATTAAGCACCCTCATGTTTAGTTGAGGTGTCATAATAACAATTAAATTTTACTATAATTTCATGTTTATTAACTTCTTTGTTACCTAGCTCCTTAATTTTATCAATAGACTCCTCATAGCCACCAATTAAACAATCTGAAAAACTATCATAGTGTCTTAAAAAGTGAGGACTCATACAATCGCCAGCAATTTGGCTGCACATAATCATAACCAAAGCTACTTTCATTTTTTCTTAAACAAGTCCAATCCTGGCTTTAAACCATAAATACTTCCAAAAATTCCAACTGTGAGCCAAACATACCAGTCAGGCAAGTTGTTAAAGTATTCAAAAAATAAATCTAATTTTTGTTGTGCGTCTGGCTGTCCGCTAAATACAGAATAGGCTATAACTAGAATTGGTAAAATTACAATCGCCAAAACTATTTCATCTTTTATAGAATTAGCTTGTGCATCTAGTGTACGAACTTTAAAATCGACTTCACCTTTTGCCATTTTTTCTGCATGATTTCTGTAAGCTAAACTTTCTAGTTGTTCAGCCTCTTTTTTATTTTTATATACAGCTGCACCTGTCTTTACAGCCATGCCAATTAAATTAAACCACATATTATTTTCCTGACGTTTTCATCATAGAAGCTAAATGTTCACATCTAGATTTTGTTTGTTTATGCCACTTCGAATCAATCATTTGATTAGCTGCCTCTTCATAATTTTCAGTTTCTAAAGCAGCAAACATTTTTTTAAATTTAGAAACATTACCTATTCCTAATTGAAACACCATTTCACAAACTATACCTTGTGCAATATAATTAATATTTCTATTGCCAATTAAAGTTCGACTATTGTATAATGCGTTTTCAAAATCTTTTTCAAAAATTTCATTAAGGTAAGTTTCGTCGTATTCTTTATTATCATCCCAATGATCCTCCACACATAGATGACCATATCCAACTGTTCTTTTACCTAATGTATCTTCGTAAACTTTGTTTCTAAAACCCTCATGAGCTTTAATTCTTGCTTTTACTTCTTCCATAAATTGTTATTTTTTTGATTGTCTTCTTAATATTGAAACTCTTTTTAACCATATCCAAGTATTTAAACTTGACACTTTCCTCTCAATATATGACAAAATTTTATCCAAAAGCACCATAGTTCCCCTTTCACTATTTTTTTGCACACACATTTTCTTTTTTTGCAAATACAACTTTCACATTTACATTTTTTCATAATTTTATTTACTCATTGATACTATTTTTACAATTTTTTTAGCACCCATATATATTTCTGTTTCTGCTTGAATTTTTTGGCAACTGAATCTAACATTATTAGGATTTACCTCCCTCTCAGCTAAACGTTTAGATTTGAGACAGGCAGACATCTTGTCTTTATATGTTGCTTCTATAACATCACCTTTTAGAAATAATAATAATGCCACAACAGATTCCAACATTATTTCCAACCCATAAGTTTTAATAATAATTTCTCTATTTTATCTATAATTTTTTTCATTGATGTCCGTTTCTAATTTTTTCTAAATCTTTATTTAAAGAAATTATTTGTTCTTTTAGGTGATCTATATTTACTTTGTTGTATCTACTAGCCTCTATCTCTTTTTCTATTGATTCTATTTGACCGGCTAAATGCTCTATGAGCATATACATTTCTAGATTCTTCGGCTCTTGCTCTGCTTTTTTGAGTAGATCAGCTTGGAAAAGGGTATCTGCTGTCTCTAATTTATTTAATCTTTCTTGGATTGTAAAAAAGCCATACAAACCTGTGCAAATAAAAAAAATGATAGCTATTAAATTTTTAATTGGTAATCCGATATTCGTATTCTCATTGATTTTCATTATTAATTTCCATGATCTACCATCACATATTTAATGTTTAATTGTTTTTGTAATTTAGTTGGAGAACGACAAATGCGTTTACTCCATGTTTTCTTTTTAGCTTTTTTTCTGTAAGTATTTGTTTTAATGTCTAGCAATTGAATATTGCCTTTAGAATCTACTGCTACTAAATCAAACGGACAAGCTGGGTCTACTGCTTTAGCAACCCAATAACCTTGTTTGGTTAAGTTTGCTATCTCTACATATTCGCCAACTACACCTTTTTGAGATGTATTTAATTTATTAATAGATGTTTTATTAAGTCTGCTAGACTTGCTAGACTTATTCCGAATATTAGCCAAATAATTTTATAAAGGTTATCTAATTTTTTATCGATGTGTGCTAAGTGATTATCTTTAATAACCGTTATCTTTGTGTGTATGAGCTTAACTTCGCCTTGTAATTTTATTATTTCTTCAGAGTTTTTTTGCGATTGAGTTCTCATCGGTATTTATTTAAACTCTCAATTATTTTCATATCTTCTAAAACTTTTGCATTATCAATTTTTTGTTTATTATACATTTGATTATTTATATCTTTAAACACAGGTCTATTTTCTACTGCTTGGTCTACTAAACCAGCTCCACCTGAACTTGATGGTAGTTTAGCAGCAAATAAAGCTTCTTTAATTTGTCCTTGTGCAGCATTTCTTCTAGCAATTAATTTAGCTGAATCAAAAACACCTCTAGCAGCAAGTAGCCCTTGTATGTTTGCAACATTAAAAGCACTTATACCAACTAATTGTCTTAAATTATTATTAATTACTTCCATAAAAGCACTAGAACCCTCTTCAACATTTACAAAACTTTTTTTGCTTAATTGTGATTCAATTAAATCTGCTAATTTTGTTAATTCTTTTGCTTCAGCTTTAGTAAAAATAATTTTAGTTACATCTCTACCATTACCACTTACAGCATCTTTTACAGCTTTAGAAAATAGTTCAGGGCTAAATACTTCTCTATTGCTAGTTCCAAGTTTTTTAAAGCTATTTTCCATTAATCTATTAATTGCACCTGATTTAACTAAATCTCTACCGGCAGATCCATCAGGAAATATTTCATACATTTTTTTAATAACTGGTAACCCAACATCTTTATAAGAGCCACCAACTTTAGTAGCACCATAAACAAAGTTTGCAATTTCTTTTGGTGTGTACTCACCATTTAAAACTTTTTGAGTAAATTGTCCGCCTTTATCTGTAATTCTAGTTCCAGTAGCTTTAATATTTTGCGGTACAAACATTTTTTTATATTCTGCACTTGCTGTTCTTGCATTTTTAATTGCAGTTAAAACATCTTTATTTCCACTTGCTAAACCTTTTTCAACTGCGTTGTCATAAAAAACATCAAACCTTTTTTTCATAACAGATAATGCAGCTAAATCAGTTGCATCTTTAGTAGTAGACATAATTCTGTTTAAGTTTTTTCTTTCAGTTTCAAGCATACCATAAGTAATTTTAGTTAAATTTTTATTGTTAAGTTTTTTAGTAAAACCTTCCATATTTTTTAAAAATGCTGCTGTATTTGGCATAGTAGTTTTATTAAAAGCTTGTCCTATACCTGACTCACTACTTACTAATGATGCTTTTAATTTACTTACTAAACCATTAACTTGTGGTTTTTTAAAACTTAAATTAAAACCAACTGCATCATATTTAGCATTTACCGAAGCTTGCATTTTTTTTGCAGTTTGGTTAATCATAGTATCTAATTTTGCAATACTGTCATCAATATTACTTGTAGCAATATTTTTTTGGTCACCAATAATTTGACCTTTAATTGCTGAGTCTTTATCAGATAACATTTTGTTTCGCATCGCAGTTAAAGCTTTAAAATGTTCTTGTAAAATAGCATCATCTTGAGCTTGAACAATTGCTTGCATATCCGCACCAGCATTTCCAGCTCTAATTTGATCTAATTCTTTTAATGCTTTTTTATTACCTTGTGCAGATGCTAACCAAACAGATATACCAAACTCATTTAATCCAGCTACTTGTTTTGCAATACTTGGATCTAACCCATTATCTAAAGCTAAAGCAAAAGAAGTCATAGCTACTTTATTTTTCATAGCTTTTTCAGTTGCACCAACTTTTTTTGCAAGGTTAATAGTTTCTTCAGTTACAACACCTTTGTTTGTAATATATTTTTGTTTACCAAAAATTTGTGCAATATTTGTTGGTACACTTTGCTCTAAATAATTTGTTGCTTTATTCAATTTTGTTATTTTAGTAACTGTTTGAGCAAACTTTTCACCAGCTGCACCAAAACTAAAATTTAATAATGCCTTACCCTCATCAATAATAGGTATAAAACCATCGCCTTGAGTATTACCTAATTGGTTTGTAATTACATCACCAACTATACCTGTTGCAGTAGCAGATCCGCCTTGTGCAACTATTCTTTTTACAGCTCCACCAGCAACATTTTTTGCAACCCAACCAGCACCAGGAACATATAATAAAGTTGTACCGACTGTATCAACTGCACCAGCAAAACTAACTCCAGGTTTATCAAGATAAAAAGTTCTATTTGTACCTTTATCAACTGATGCTTCAGGTAAAGTAATCATTATATTTTGAAATTTGTCTTTTGATATAATTGATCCTGGATATGCTTCAAATAACATATCTAACCTTGCGTTTTGGTCAGCAGTATTCATATAACCAAAATTTAAAGATAAATCTTTTAAAGCACCTTTTACTGTGCCTTTAGAATTAATAGTATATATTTCAGTCATATTAGGAAATTCTGTTTTAGAACTTCCGCTAATATTGTCTGTGTAAAAATCTTTAGTAAATTTTATAAAAGAATTAGGCTTTTCTTTTTCTTTTTGAGCTTTAACGTTTGCTATATTTTCAAGCTCTTTAATTTTATTTTTGTCTGTTACAACATTAGAACCATCATACTTTTGTTTTATAACAATAGACTCAAGTTCTTTTATTTTTTCTTCGTCTTTTATTAATTCCATAATAATATTATTTTAATTTAGGTAAAGCAACAAAACCACCCTTTTGCGTTACATAAAATCTATTTCCTTGCTTATCTTCAATAATGTTTGGGTTTGTATTTGCTGAAGTTATATTACTCATATCGGCATACTCTTCTTTAGTAAATAAAGGATTTACTAAGTCACCATTACTATCTTTTTGGTTAATATATTTATTATACATTTGGTTAAATGTAAGTTTACCATAAACAGTATCTTTTTTTGAAGTAGGTCTTGAACCATCTGAAATCCACTCTTCCATCATTTCAGACTTTTCCATAATTCTTTCGTTTAATCTTCTTTTAATTTTAGATGTTAAAGCAATACCTTCAGGTGTTGTTCCTAATCCTAATGAAATATCTTGAAACAATTGCATTTCTTTTTCTGATATTGAACCTTTTGTTTTACCAATAGCATCAAATACAAATACTGATGATACAATTTTTAAAGTTTCTGCGTTTGCAATAGTTTCATCAATTGAACCTGAATCACTATATTGAGATAAAAAGTTCATATCTATACCAAATCTTTCACCAAGTTTTGCTAAATCTAATAAAGTATTACCAAATTGACCTGTTTCTAATTCTTTAGCTAAAGTAGTTACAAGTGTTAAACTATCATTTTCTTTTACAGCTGCTTCAGATAATTTTCTTAAATCTAAAACTGTTTTAGCATCACCCTTACCTAAAGCTTTTTCAAATTCATTTTGTGAATTACCTGTATTAACAGTAACTCCTTTTTTGGGAGCTGGAATAAGTATATCACCGCCTTTATTTGTTTCAGCAATTTGTTTGTCTGACCTTAAAACTAAACCATTAGTTAATGTGTTAATTACAGCTTTTGTTTTTGGTGCAGAAACAGAAAAGGCTTTTTTCATATCTGCATAATTTTTAGCAGATGTATTAAATGCTTCGCCTATAGATTTACCTTTAGCACCCTCACCAAGTAAGCCCATACCAATCATAAAATTTTCGTCTTCTAGTAAACCTTTTAAAGTTGCCATTAAATTAATCCTCTTTCGTTTAAGTAATCATAGAAAATATTATTATATCCACTAAAATTATATTTATTGTTTTGTGTTGTGTTAGTAATTTTTGCTAAAGCTTCGTTGTAATTTTTTTTAAAATCATTTGTGCTAAAACTTTTATTATCGTAAAATCTATTTACAACTGAATCAGGTAAAGGATTATTTGTATCAGTTCTTAAATTAGGTATAGCTTGATTAATTTGGTCACTATCTAAAGTATTACCTAATAAATATTCTTTATCAGTCAAAATACCACCACCATCACCTACTTCAGCATAATTAGGTTTTAGTTTAGTGCCATCATATCCAATCATATCTAATGCTTGTTTGTTTTTAAAAGAATCTTTTAAAGAATTAAACATAATTTTCATAGCACCGCCAACTGGACTAACACCAGTAATACCAATAGATGATGTGCCTAAAGTTTTAAAAGGTGCATCTAAAAACGCATCATTATAAGTTTGTGAATTTGCGTCAAATTTTTCATCTTTAGTATAAGTATCATAAAAAGAATTGTTTTTAATTTCAGCTAATGTTTTTTCTAAATTATCTTGGATAAATTCTTTACCCTCAAAATCAACTGCTGGTTTACCACTATCTCTTTTAGAATTTACAATAGATTGAATAGTATTTAAAAATTCTACCTTGTCATCTTTGCTTATAGTATCGTCTAGCATAATACCTTTAGTAGTTGCTAAATTGTAATCTGCTGCTGTTACTATACCTTGACCTACAGTTTTTGTGCCAGTAAATTTTCCACTACCTTGTTCAAAAGTAGGCACAGCTTTAGCCTCAACATTTTTATAAGCTTCAGTTTCATAATCAAAATATTTATCGTTTTCAACTTGGATATCTATTTCTCTTTGTGTTTCTAAATCTTCTGTTCCATCATAAGGACTATCATCCGATGAACCGCTGTAATTAAAACCTTGATTATTGTAAGGTTGATTCTCTTCTGAATCTGTATTGTCGCTAAAACCACCGCCACCATATCCACCAAAACTACTTGAAACTTCACCCTCATAACCATCTTCAGGTTCAAAACTTAATATACCTTGTGGAGTCATTTTACCTGACCCACCCATTTCTTTTAATGCTTTTGCTTCTGTAGTATTTATATATGCAAGAAAGTGATTTTCAGGTGCATCTTCTTGTAACAAGCCAACCGCTTTTTTATAACTTTTCATATTAGATAATAATTCCAAGAATAGCTAAACCACCAACAATCATAATATATTTTGTTGTGTTTTTATCTATATCTTGTTTTAAATTATAAATTATTTTATTTATTTTATTCATTATAATAATCCTGATAATACTCCGCCTATAGCACCAACTACTCCACCAGCAGTTCCAAATCTATCACCGCCTAGTTTATTACCTACTAATGCACCGCCTAAAGCTTGTGTAAATATGTTAGGGTTATAAGCTGTTTCTGATTGTGTTACTGGTAAACCTGATGCTATTGGGCTTATAATACTTCCATATTGTTGTAGAGCTTGGAAAGGTGCTAAATTCTTTTGTCTTTCAATTTGTTCTAATTGTTGCCCAGTTGTAATTAAATTTGGTAAAGATGTTGCTAAACCTAATTGGTTTTGTCTTTCAGTATTGTATTGTTGAAAAGCTAAAGGTAAAGCATAGTCAGCAACTTGACCAATAATTTCTTGTTGGTTTAATGGACTTCCTGGTGTTCTACCAGCACCACTAAATTCAGTATTAATACTATTTGCAATTTGACTAGTAGCATCTTGCAACATTGGATTTAAATAAGGGTTTAAATAATTACCAGCTAAAGTATTTGAAATTTGTGTGTTAGCTGCATTAGCTAATGTTTCTTGTTGAGCTAAACCAGTTGTTGTTTGACTAGTTGGGGCTACATATCCAGCACCAGTTACACCTTGATTGTAAACCTGACCAGCTTCAGATATAATTTGATTTAATGCTGGTTGTGCTGCTGCATAGGGCTGAACATTAACATTTTGTGCTTGTCCTCCGCCTGACCCACTACTTCCAAATGACATATTATTTTTCCTTTTTAGTTAGTTGTTTTTCAAGAACTACATGAGTTCTTTTGTATTTGTATTGTTGTAATATTTTTTGCCATCCTGGCCTTGCAAACAATTCCATTTGTTCGCAACCATGTTGTATAGCAAAATCTTCAATGACTCCTATTAAGTGTTGCCATTGTTGTCTGCCTTTTCCTGTCATGATAAATATATGACAAGATTGTTTTAGTTTTCTTTTAATTATTTCGGTAACTACAACACCTCTAAATTGTTCTTGCACTCCTTTTTTAGAAGTGTCCCAAACAATCCATAATTGATATTTATCTGCTTTTAATGTTTCTAAAACAAAATCACTATCGGTATGATTTCCTGAAAAAACTAAAGCTTCTTGTATAGAGGGTTGTACCAAAGTCCAAACTGTATCTAACAGTTCGGTTGGTATTCTTACTAATTTCATTACGATATAGTTAAATAACTTATTCCAATATTTATATTATCGTTGCTGCTGACTGTTGCTTTAAGAATATCTGTCGTTTCAAGAACTAAAGGTTGTGTTAAAATTTCAACAGAATTATTAGCAGACAAACTTTGTGTGTTTAAAATTGTAGCTTCGACTGAACTAGAGCTATCTAATACATCAAAAGATATACTAGGTGTATTCCCTGTATTATTAGTAACTCTTAATGATTTAATAATAATAGTTTCTTTAGCAGCAGCTGTTAAAATAGATGTTTCACTTTGAGTACTTAAAGTAACACCTTTAAATTTATAACTGTTTGCCATAATTATCTTGCCGGTGCTACATCACCATTTGATGCCACTAAAGGTTCTTCTGCCCAAGCCATAAAAACAAAATCATAACCATTACCATTTCTTGCTTCACTAGTATCTCTAAATTTAAAACCATTTGAATATATATCCATTGGCACTGTCGCTGTTTCTGCTTCAGCACTATCAGGATAAAGAAAACCCATAGCATTATTTACACCTCTTTTGCTATCAAACATTTGCCATTGACCTGTAGTTTCAATATTTTTTACTATTACAAATCCTGGCTTAAATCCTGTGTAAACAAACGTACCATCTGCATTTCCGTTTCCTTTATATTTTCCAAATTTGCTGAAACCTTGTTTTTCTGCAAATACATAAGCAACCATTGCAGAACCACTTTGATTAACATTGGTATTTGTACCAACTGTAAAAAGAGATGAAGTTGGTGACGTATCGTTCCAAGCACTTGCATTATCTTCTTGTGCTTGTGTGATATTTAAAAATAATCTATGAGTATTACCAATACTATGATGATAAACATTAAAATCATTTGCAACACTTGTGTTTTTAACAATATACATTTTAGGTACAACACCTAGTCCATGACCAATAGTTGCGTTAGCACCACTTCCAGTCCATCTACAAATTGAGATACCAGCAGTAGTATTAACTGATGTGTAAGTGGTATTTATCGAACCATCTGTGTTTGATGAACCTTGTCCGTTAGCTTTCCAAGACAAACCAACATAAGTATTACCTGAACCATTACTGTCATTATTACCATCACCTAAAACAAATCCTGTGCTTGTTGTGCTTGATATTCTTGTTGAACCACTACCTTGTGCAAGGTTATCATTTGGATAAATAGGTTTATCTAAACCTCTTACATCATCTAAAATTTGGTGGTATTGCGTTCCATTTCTTTGTTTAAACCAAACCATATCGGTACTATGACCTGTAGTAATTGTATGACCAGCAGAACCTGTACCGTTCCATATATTTGGTGAAAAATTATCTGATGGTTTAAATGAAATATAAGCCATTATCCAAACTCCTTTATGTTTTTAGTGTTTAATGCGTAAAAGTTTTTAGCAGCACTATCAAAAGATGCAGCACCACCATTGTTAGGTGAGTATTCAAATATTCCTTGTCCGTTTGCGTCTGCTTGTGCAGAAGATACAACCGTTGTTCCAAAATATCCACCACCATAATTCATATCAGCAGTTACATTTGCTGTTGCACTACATTGGTCTGAAATTAAACCAACATAATAATAACCTGAACTTAAACTATTAGGGTCAGTAATTGAAAACCCTGTTCCTGAATTTTGTATTGTTCCATTAACAGCTACATACATTTTATTATTATCTAAATCTATATATTGACCAATAATATCACCAGCACTTGCAGCAGAGCCATAAGCTGATTGACCATTATTTGTTTTCATATAACCATTACCCTCCCATGCAAATTCTTCAGTAGTGTTACCTAAAGCAGTACCACTTTTTATTCTTAAAGCTACTTGGTATGTATCGCCTATTCCACCACCAGCACAAGCATGACCCATTTTATATTCGTAATACCACTTACCTTTATTTAAAGCATAATTACAGACACCAATTCCATATTGAACTGTACTACCTGAATTAAATGAATTACCTCCATTTGAAATAGTAATACCTGTTCCAAGATGAGAAGCTGACATATTAAGAGAATTATAAACTATTGAGGGTGTATCTACATTTTGAGTTAGTGTTCCACCTGTAGTAAATGTTAAGTTGTTTCCACTACTATCTAAATCCATATTGCCTGAATTTTCAAATTTAAAAAAGAAACCATTAGTTCCATAACTTACTCCAGCTGGACTTGTTATTGGAATCCAAATTCCGCTAACAGAATCTATTTCCCCAAAAGTTGATGCCTGATAAGCAGTTCCATCAACCCAATGCACATGAGACATTAATCCATCATAGTAAGCTGGTGTACTCCACTCATCTCTACCTAATCTTTGTTCATAACTTCCAGCAGTATTCATTTTTAAATCTTGATTTTGAGATGGATTTGTATTTGTAGAAAAACTTGTTTCTCTTGTTCCATTTACATATATTTTACATCTATCTTCTGCTGTTCCATTTGTAGTATCAATAACAACTACGATATGGTAAAACGCAGAATTATCCCTAAATTTTCTAGTAGTAATTTTTCTTAAAACATAACTACTGCTTACTTTTGCTCTTACTTCAAGAGAATCTCCTGGTTCAAAATTTATTTCAAAAAATTCCCCTGTTTCATAAACAGATGTAAAAATACCCTCATAACTTCCATTTACTGATTTTTTCAACCAACCTGAAAATGTTGATATGGTATTGCTTCCTGTCGAAGATGGTGTCCTATATATGTATGTTGTTGCCATAATATTATCCTAGTTAAACTGTCCTGAGTTATTAATTCCTACTGATATTGTTATACTGAAAGCTCTGTCAGCAGTTTGACCTTGAGCATCTGTTGCTCTAATTGTAAAGCTGTAAGTTGTTTCTGCTGTAGCACCTGATTCTGTACCAGTTAATGTTGATGTACCACTTCCACCACTATTAAGTGTCATACCACCTGGAAATGTACCTGATGTTTTAGACATTGATGTTGAATCTGTTGCTGTTAAATTTATTGTACCAAAACTTGTACCAGCTGCAAAAGTTCCTAATGAACCAGCCGAAGTAGTCCAACCAGGAGCATCGGAAACTGTAAGTAAAGCAGAACCTGATCTTACTGCATTACCATCATTGTTTTCTACTCTTATAAAATATGTACCATCTGTAGCTAAAGTAAAATTTGCTACAATAGATGTGGCACTTGAAAAAGAAACTGAATTTGCTCTTGTAATTAAACCTGTAGAACTAATAGCTTCAACAGTAGGTACTGATACAAAATTAGTACCTGATATTGTAATATTAGTTGCTGTGTTCTCTATTGTACTAGGACTTATGCCGGAGATTGTTGGTTTTGTTTCACCAACTGTAACAGATCCACCAAGATTAACTGCCGAACCATTTATTGTAATAGATTCATTTGCTATCTTGGCATTAGTTACTGCATTATCATCTATCTGTGTAGTAGTGATTGCACTATTAGTGCCTGATACAAAGTTTGCTAAATCTCTTGCTTTTGTCATAATTTATTTTTTCCTATTTTGCCGTACATGGAATATTATTTGAGCCAACTAATGGTGCTTCTGCGAAAGCTAAATAAAGATAAACTGAACCATTTGTATTTAATGAACCAGTAGCACTTCTAATTTTAAATCCATTAGAATAAAAATCTGTTAAATAATCACCAGCTTCTGTATCAGTTCCGTTAGGAAATAAAGCTAATTTATGTGGATTAGGTGCAACATCTCTTCTGTTGTCTAATAAAATCCAACTATCTGTAGCATTTTGATTTTTTGTTATAATAAAAGCTGGTTTAAATCCTGTATAAATAAATGTACCATTTGTATTTCCGTTTCCAACATAATGAGAAAATTTACTGTAACCAGTTTTTTCTACAAATAAATACATTATATAAGTTTGACCATTTGTATTGTAAGCACCACCATTTCCTAAAGTAACTGTTGTGCTTGATGCAGCTTTTAACCCATCAGTTTGACCTGCGTTAGCAACATTGTCATCTAATATTTGTCTATGAGTAAAAAATTGTCCTCTATCTTCATAGTGATATCTCCAAGCTTCAGTGTTAGTTAATGATTTAAATAATACTGCACTAGGAGTAGCACCTAAACCATGGACTATAGTTTGGTTATCAGAACCATTTCCAGAATATTTATAAACTCCAAAACCAGCTACTGCATTATATGAATAACTACTTGGTGTAATATCACCACCTGATAAACCTGATGTAGTACCACCTTTCCAATTCCATGATACATAACTTTGTCCGTTTGCATTGAAATCATTTGTAGAATCAGCTCCTAAAACAAAACCATCATTATTTGTAGCAGTTATTGAATCTGTGTGATTTTCTTGTGCGTTAGTTCCGTTTGCTCTATTATAATAAGTTAATCCTTGTGCTGTATTTGTTAATTTGTGATTACCAGCATTAGTTCTTGATTTAATCCATATCCATGATGGCTCAAGACCTATTCCTGATATAGTTTGTATTGCACCTGTACCTGAATAAGTTTTAGTATTAAAATGATCTGAAGATTTATTAATTGTTGTATAAGACATTATTGGTTTAATCCTTTCGTTGATAAAGCTGCAAAACCATTTGGTACAATATTGTACTTAAATTTTGCACTAGTATTTCCTACAGTTGGTGAATAAGTTGTACCTGTTAAAGCTGTTGAACCAAATACTCCATTACCAAAATTAAATCTAACAACACCACTACTACTAAGATAAGTATAAGGTGTGTAAAATACTCCGTTTGTTGGCATACTTGAAAAAGCTGCATTGGTTGTAGTTCCAGCAGCTATCTCTGAAGTAGTTGCTGAGTTTTGCCATGTACCATTTTTTGCAAACCATATAGCACCATTTGTTGCATCATAAGCTACCGAAATATAATCACCACTTGTAAAACTATTTCCATAAGATGTTGCTGACCCACCATTAAATTTACTTCCGTCTGACCTATAAGCATATCCATAAGCTGCATTAGCTGGATTACCAGGATTGTTTGTTTCGTTTATGTCTAGTGTTCTGTGAACACCATGCATATTATTTGAACCAACAGTTTCTACAAAACCCTCCCAATAATACTTACCACTTGGTACAGATATAGTTGAATAAAAAGGTGAAGCATTAGATGATTGATTAATTCCTAGATTTCCAAGATGTATTCCAGTAGCAGTAACATTTGTAGCACTATAATATGATATATTAACTGTTGCAAAATTATCGGAAGGATTATCTACAGTATTAGTTAGTGTACCACCAGCTAAAGTCCAGTCATTAGAATTAGCTGATTGGTCTGTAATTGTGTTTCCGTCTTTTAAAATTGTAAATCCATTTGTACCTGGAGTAAAACTAGGATCTGCCTTAATTTTCCATTGTCCAGTTGTTGTATCTGTTTCACCAAAAACTGTTGGTGCTAATTGTTGTCCATCACAAAAATGTACATGTGATAATAACATGCTAAATTTACTTTGACTGGTGTCGTAAGTATTTATGTAAACATTACCTGTGCTATTTGCTATTGATGTTTGGTTTTGATTAGAGTAATTTGTGTTTGTTCCCCATGATGTAATTTGTTCACCATTAACATACACTTTCACCCTGTCGTCTGCTGTCGATAAACTTCTATCAACTGCTATTTGGCAATGATACCAAGCTGAAGTATCCCTGAAAATAGCATTTGATGCTTTATACATAGTTGTACTACCACTTAGTCTGTCGTAAGTTGCTATTGTACTGTCAGCATTAAATCTAAAACCAAATCTATTGTTATCATCATTATAAAATTGAAGTAAAAAACACTCACCTCCTAAATCACATCTTTTTACCCAACATGAATAAGTAAATTTATAATTACCTGATGAGTTATTTGGTAAGTTATTTGAAAGATAAGTTGATGCAGCCATTAGTTAAATTGTCCTCCGCCAGTTGCTCCAAATGAGCTTGTTAAAGAAAATGCTCTATCAGCCGTCTGATTTTCAGCATCTGTTATTCGTATAGTAAAGTTATAAGTTGTTGCTGTAGTTGAG